GATTGGCGAGGTCGGAATGATGTCGATGAAGCACATAGAGAAGTTCCAGACAAGAGATATTCACCTGTCTAACCTTACTGGTCAGACACTTTACCAGATAGTCGGTAAAGATGCTGTCGGTGGATACTATGCTTGGACTGGCAACATCGGTACTTGGAAGAGAAACGCTCATGCAAGGGTTATAAACCTTATTGAGCCTGCTCTCTAATACACAAAAGGACGGCGGGGAGGTAAAACTCCCCGCCTGTTCCTGAAGAGGTCGATATGCCACTTGATACGATGGGACAAAGGGTTGATGAGATTTATACGATAATGACAGACCCTACCTTTGAAAGGCGTTTGAAGGCGTTCGACCCTAGATTGAAGCTGATGTTCGACCAAGCTAGCAAGAGATGGGTGATATTGGAATGGGCATATGATAATTCAGGCTGGAACATAATTCTCAAATGTGAGGACAGCGAAGGCAAACCTAAGCCTCTAGGTGACTGGGTGTTCAACAAACTGTACGCTTACCGCCAGAACTGGATAACAATGGCGGAAGGCGGTGTTGACAACTGGCTTAACAGCCTGTCCAGTCAGGCTGATGAATATAAACGCAAGAAGGATGAAGAGGCTTCGTCGAAGCATATAGACATGATACTCGACGAAATAAACGAATGGAGGCGTGCGGCTAGAGAATTGGACGGGCTTCCAAAGTCCGATGTAACCGCAGGCTATCCTAAACATTGAGGAGAATTATGAAATTTTATAACACTAGCTTGGAGACATTTGACAGGATGGTCGATTCTAGGGTTTTTAAGTTCTTCCCTAGAGAATATACTGAGGTTCCAGACCAGTATGTTGACATGCTTTATGAGCAGGTAAAGATGTGGGGTTGTTTTCCGATAAGACATGGAATGACCGAAGAACAGATAAAGAAGGCTAAATACGATGCGTTGAAGGAATATCTTAACGGTGCGTTAAGGATAAGGATAGAATGTTATGCAATGCAAAAGGACCAGTACAACAAGATGGGCATAACACTTCAGCCTGATGCAAGAGAGAAGAGAGCGTTGAGATGGAGGGAAGAGATACACAGATTGCTTGAGCTTGAGTCTCCGATAGAAGAAGAGCTTTCTTTCTTATCTTCAGAAGATAGAAAGGCATTAGGTATAGACGCTTCGAACATAAAAGATGTTGAAGATAAGCTGAAAGATATTCCACAGGACATATTCAGCGTCGAAAAGATAAGGAATGCAGAAGTAAAAAGAGTCGGAAGACCTAAAAAGATAGAGTCTTTCGATGAAATCAAGGACTTAGCATGACACAACTAGGCGAGCTTGTAAAAGAAGTATCGATAATGCTTGGAGACAAGGTCATAGGCGAGTTTTATCCTTCAGAAGAGATAAAGCGTGCCATTGGAGACGCTTACAAATACTATGTAATGAAACTAATCCAAGGCGGAGAAGGATATTTCGAGACCACCACCAATCTTGACCTTGTCGCAAATACAGAAACAGTATCTCTTGCTAGGTTGAATCCTCCGTTTCTAACCTGTTCCGTGTTGTGGAGGAAGTTATCGACAGGATACAAGCCGCTTAGAAAGAACGAACAAAGGTTTAAGTTCCAATCAACGATAGGTATAGGGGCTGGGGACACTTATATCCCTGAATACAGGTTCAGAGGCACCAATCTTGTCCTCACCCCTTATCCTATCCATAACGAGACCGATGGTTTGAAGATGGATTATGTTTATATACCTACTTTCCCGAACAGATTAAGTGACAATACATTTGAATTTGATTCTAATTTTCCTTCGATATTCGAGCTTAATGTCAAATTAAGAACTGTTGTTAAATTGCTTGAGTCTAAAGACGCAAGTGGCGGAGTAAGCGATATTGCTACTTTCCGTCAGGAGCTTGCAGATGCAGACCAAGTGTTCGAGCAATCTTTAACTAAGGACGAAAATCCTGATATAGTCGAATATCACGGGATTGATTATAATGTAAATTTAACATGAGGTGTATATGCAAACAGGAACAATAGTAACGACAGAAGGGCCTAGATATTCAGCAACGCTAAATACTGGCTCAAAGATTGTAACGACAGCAGGAACTGCAGAGCCTCTAGGGACTGCAACGAATGTAAGAGAGGTTCTGATACAGGCGAAGAGGAACAATACTGGCCAGATTTATATAGGGCCTGTTGGCGTCCACAATGACAATAGCGATGGGATTTGTCTGGATAAGACGGATTATGTTAAGTTCTATTGCTCTTCGTTGTCGGAAATTTATGTTAATTCAACTGTAAATGGCGAAGGCGTAACATACCTTTACTGGTAAGGGAGTCTTATGGAAATTTATAGAAAAGGCGGCGGAATAGCGTCGTTAAAAATACTAGGCACAATAAACTGTTCGTCGAACCCTGATTATCCTGCTGGAAATGCAGGAGACATTTATATAGTGTCTGCCGCAGGATATATAGGAGGAGACCCTTCTCCTTCTCCTGACAATGGTCAGGCTGTAAGCGAAGGAGATTTTATAGTGTGCGAAGTGGATGGAACTCCTTCCGGAACTCATGCTTCCGTTGGTGCTAATTGGACGATAATAGAAGCATCTACAAGCATAAATTATACTAATTTAACACCTACTATTTCTTCGTTGGGAGGAATTGGTATAGGAGAGACATTTGTAAATAAAACGATGAAAGAGATGTGGGATAAACTGCTTTATCCATATCTCGGGCCGCTTGTTTCTCTGGCTTCTAATCCAACTTCAGGTTATCGTGAATACGGAGACGTTATTACAAGCACGGTTTTGACGCCGACAACAACGAAGCGTTCGAACCCAATCACGACGCTTACATTGTCAAGAAGCGGTGTTGGAGTGATTTACACTTATCCTTCTCCAAATCCAAGCGGCGGGACTGAAGCCTCATATACCGACACTAACACGGTCAGCACTACAACGACATTCACGGCTACTGTAGGTGATGGAACCTCTACATCGACATCAACAAAGACATATACGTTCATTTATCCATATTTATACGGGAAAGGTCCGCATGGACTTACTGGTTCACAAATGTATTCTACATTTACAAAGGTTGTTTCACCGCCTACGAATAATTTGACGTTGTCGTTCTCTCCTAGTAGCGAGAGAGTTTATCTTGCGGTCCCACCCAGCTCTACAGCTTATACTCAAGTTTTAGACCAGAATTTGTTCGATGTTTCAGCTGATTTTCTGCCGTCATCTACTATTTCTATAACTGGCTTGGATGGAACTCCTCAGACATATACTGTTTATGAAATAAATCACGATATAGGTGACGGTTCTACTATATCGTTTACATTCAAATATTAAGGAGATTTTATGTCCATACCGATAACATCTAATTTCACTCTTAACGCTCAACTACCGTTAGATAGTAGAACTGTCGTTGCTGATACTACAGAAAGAGACGCAATACCAGATATTCGTCGTTACGATGGATTGACAGTATATTGCACATCGAACAATAAAACTTATCAGCTTCAGGGTGGGATTGATAACACAAAGTGGGTAGACATTAGCGTGTCTGGGTTATATCTCCCTTATAACGAGACAACATTAAAAGGCGGTGTAACAAATCTTTACACAGACCCTACATTGAGCGTATGGGATGAATATCTTTATCCAAATGGATGGGTTACAGTATTCTTTTCCGACGGAGAATGGAACGAATATGTTCCGACTAGGTCAACAGACGCTTATGCTGGAAGCTATTCGCTTAAATTCAACGGAGACGACCCGCTTTGTGTTGATTTCACTAAGATTTCTTCTTTGACAACTGAAGTAAGCGGGCTTTCTTATCTGTCCGAATACGGTGCAAAATTCTATTCAAAGGCTACTAGTAGCGGAAAATTGTTTGTTGGATACATGATTCAGGATGCAGGATATACAGAAAGCGATACTTATTTATGGAACTTCACTACTTCTTCTTGGGACAATTTAACTCCTAATGAAATTTCAAATAACGGGTTCGAAACTTGGACGCTCACAGACCCTAATAACTGGACATCTGAGAACTTTGGCGTTGGAGGTTCGTTCTCAAAAGAAACAACGCTAGTGCATAGCGGTTCGAACGCTTTAAGCATAGTTTCAAGCGGTTCTGGTAGTGGTTATGTGCTTTACACAGATTCTATAAGTGTTGATGAGTCGGCAAGATATTCGATTGGTACATGGGTTAGAGGAGCATCAGGAGGAGAGCAGGCCATAGTTTTCATAGTTAACGGTTCTAAAAACAAAGTTTATGATTTTTCAACTAAAACTTGGGTTTCCTATACTTGGGGTTCCATACCTGCTTATTATTATACTTTAGATTGCACAACAAGCTATCAGAAGAGAGAGTTTTATATAGATACAGAGTCTGGGCAAAGCGATTTAAGGGTTGTCATATCTGGCGATATAAACATTGGTTCTTCAAAGACTGTTTATTTTGATGATTTATATTTGATACAAGAAAACTTTGATATTGGAGCTCCGTTAACATCGAATTATTTCTATAGACCGTCCCTTACATCGTCTTGGACACAATATACTGTCCCGAGTTTTACGTTGACTGTTTCTGGTGTTACAAACATCTTGTCGATATATATATCGTTCGCAAACGACGTATATATTGATAATCTTGAGTTCCTAGAGACTGGCTCATCAACGAACCTGTACACTAACGGAACGATGGAGGTATGGAATACCGGATACACAGGGAAACTTACCAATTTCAGCACATTAACAACTGACAACAAAAGATATTACATTGAAAGAGAGACAGGAACATATCATTCCTCTCCTGTTTGTGCAAAATTGGTGAATGAGTCAAATGCTGGTCTTGTAGGAATAGGTCAGCTTAAATCAGTCACACCAAGCGATGTGTATTATTTCAGTATATGGGCTAAAGGAAATTCCGGAGGCGAAAACATCAAGATAGTAGCCAATAATGAAGACCCTACTGTTACAACACCGACAAAGAGCTGGAGATTCACAGATTCTACTTGGCAGACAGTTTATCCTCCGTCATCCGATTATCAGTATAGTGTCGCATTGACCACAAGCTGGCAGTTAATTCAGTTCAGCATAACCGCTCCTTCGGACGGTCAGATGTGGATAGGCACATTGACGGAATATGGGCAATCATGTGTCATATTTGTAGACGATATGTCTCTTACTAAGTCTGGAGCGTTCGATATCTACAATATGACAAATCTAAGCAGTTTAGATTCTCTTAATTATACGGACTACTTGTTCAGCTTAAAGATGCTTGGGGATGATAAATATGCCTTCAAGCTTGATGGAGCAGGTCATATTACGACGGATTGGGCTGATGGTTTCGGTTATGGGAATCATCTATATATGCTAGCCACAGGAACTGCAACATCAGTCTCTCCGTTGAAGGATTCTTACGATTTATCGCTTTATTCTTCGGCTTGGGATGGCTTATCTCAGGCTATCTTAGGCAAGTGGACGATGATTGCAAAGGCCGTTTTAGGCGGAAACTCTAGATGGAACCTTAGCTATAATGGCTCGGCTAAGATGTACATTGATAATAGCGGGAATCTTTTTATCTCGAATTCTGTCAATACATACGCTCTGAATGCGATACAAGGTTCAATATCTATAGTAGGTAATATATCAGAATCCACATACGGACAAGCTGTGCATATCGGCAATAAAGAAATGATTGTCGAACAAAGCCTGTCAAGGATAGTAAATGTCAAGAATGGACCGATTTCAGGATATGGAGTAACATCACCGTCGTATAGATTTACAGGAACAGGTGCTAATGATTGCACTTATATTGCAGGAAGCTATACAGGCTCTTCTTCCAAAACTTGGAAAATAGTCATAGATGGAGTCGGTTCCGGCCCTATGGGTCAGGATACTTTCAAATGGAACGATGATGGTTCTGAAACATATCCTCCTAGCCAGAGCGGAATACCGATGGGTTCTCCGACAACACTTAGCGATGGGCTTACGATTTATTTCAGTTATGCCACAGGCCATGCTTTGGGAGACAAATGGGAGATGATATCTACTCAGGCAAGCAATGTTTCGTATATCAATTCAAGAGGCGGATGGTGCATGGGAATAAACTGCGATTCAGCAGACTTCCCATATACATTGTCGATAATATCAGCTGCAGACTCAGGATATACTCAGACATCGCAGTATATATCTCATGGCCTGATGGTAGAGAATAAATCTGGAGCTTCTGTAACAGCATATGGCATAGAAGGTCATGGGTGTACATATTCTTCGACATCTTCTATTGGTTCATATGGAACATGCGGTGTAAACTCTTCATACGACACAGGGGCGGCAATAGGTTTGTATGGGAACAGTGCCTCTACACATGAGAGTGGAAGCAATATAGCTGTTGCCGGATATGCCGCAAACGGCAAGAATAACTACTGTTTCTATTCTCTAGCTGGTGAGCATCTTACTAATGGCGGTCACATAGTTAAGAGAAGAGCTATAGGTGCAGAGTCTGGGTGGCTTACTACAAGCGACTATATAGTAGCAAAATCGTCCATAACATATGGTGGGGACGTAATAACTATACCTTATTCGCTTATTGGTTCAGGCAGAATGTTCATAATAAAGGATGAAAGCGGTCTTTGTAGTGCTGATTATCCTGTGTTGCTTTTCCCTGAACTTGGATATGGAACTAAGATAGAGGGTGATTATGTATATGTTATGAACAGCCCGTATCAATCTGTTCAGTTATATTCTAATGGTGTTGACTGGTTCATATATTAAAAGGAGAACGCTATGTCTCATATAGGTAAAGTAGATTTGTTTTCAAACTTACTTAAAAAAGGTCCTGACACTGCACCGTCTTATGAGGTTGTTTCTGGAGGTAATATAGAAGATGGATATTACACCTATGCAATTGCATATGTTTTTGATGATGGTTCATGGAGCACAGTAGGTAAAAAAACTTTAAATGTAGTGGTCGGAAATGGAAATAATACTGTAAATCTTTCTAATATCTCAATAGGCCCAGAAGGTACTGTTTCTAGGAAAATTTTGAGGAACAAACCGAATGATTATCAGACAATGTATGTAGTTGATACTATAAATGACAATACAACAACAACATATGTTGATACAAAGAGCAATTCAAATTTAGCTTTAGCGTATTGTGTTTATAATACGCAAAGCTTATTAAAATGTTATACAGAAAGAGATTTGTTAATAATGCCAGGCGATAGAATATCTGAAGATGGCGATGGTTTTAATATAATATTAAAACCTGGAGAAGGCAAAGGTTATAATTACACAAAAGGCTCATGTGAAGTTGAAATAGGAGGTTATGGTTCAAGTTTTCATGTAACAAGAACTGTTCTAGGTAGAAAAAATACTGTTATTAAAGCCACTCCTCTTTTTGCGGATGGTGGTAATTTTTTCACATTCGATTACACCGAAACAGATGGTAATAATCATTCTTATAATTTTACAGTAAGTAAATATTATACTCATGTTAATGCATCAGACCACTTGATTATTTATACAAACAAAACAGATGGTTACATAAAAATTGAGGCAGACTCTGTAATAATTGAAAAAGGTCTTTTTAAATTAAAAGAGGTGGATTCATCTTCATATTGTTCTATTTATGCCAAAAGCGATAGAAATCTATATTATAAAGATTCAAGCGGTACTGAAAAAGTTCTATATTCGGATAGAAAACTTGGCGTTAAAGGTGCTAATGTTGCGTCAGCTAATGATATAACTTTAGGCGATGGAAATTTCTTCTTAATAACAGGTACTACGGAATTGCAGAGAATATATGGGGTCGGTTGGACTGCAGGTTCTCAGGTTATTCTGACATTTGACTCATCTATAAATATAAAGAACGGAGTATCTTCAAGTTTTGATTTTTATGGTTTCAAGCTTGCTGGAAGCACGGATTTTTCAGCGGCCGCAGGAGATATGCTAACATTGATATTTGATGGTTACTGGTGGAGAGAAACTTCAAGAACAGTATTATAATGATATAAATACGATATGGAAACAGATAAATTATTATTAGAAATATACGGCAAAGTTGAAGCTACATCTACAAATGTCACTCATCTATTATCAGCACAGAAGAAGCAGGAAGATTGCGTTCAGGCTTTACATGACAGGGTCGATAAACATGAGAGCTATATAAGATACGGGATGGGTGCGGCGGCTGTAATAGGTGCTTTATTCGTAATGATTTGGGAATGGATTAAGGCAAAATTTGGAAAATAATGGGAATACCATTAGAAACATACGAATATAACGACTCAGGCGGTGGACTGGACGAGATATCTTCGCCTACTAAAGGTTCTGAGGATATTTCTACCGTCGGGACTATAAATGTTGAGTTCGATACTGACGGTTCTGTCCGCACTAGGGATGGAAGTTCAATTTTTAACAAGGGACATCAGATTCTAGGCTCTTCTGATGAGCCGCTAAAGAGCCTTGCTACGTTCGATTTCAGAAAATCTGATGGAAATAATTATCAGATACTTTGCAATGGGAAGAAGATATATCTGAATTTGAACAATCCGGTAGTCACTTATGATGGACTTACTTCCGAGGAGCGTCCTGATATTGAATTCCATGTTACAAATGATGACGAATATATAATATATGGCAATGGCGTTGACGATAATCTTAAATTTAATGGTTCTGAATGGACAAAGCTGTCTATAACAGCACCTACTGCAATGTCTGTTTCGTCAATAGGTCATGGTGTCCTTCCTACTGGAGATTATGAGTGGTATGTAACCTATGTGAGAGAAAAAGGTGGAGTAATAGTTCAAGAAAGCGATATGTCGCCATTGCTTAAGTACTCTCATTTAGGTGAATCTGATACTGGGCAGGCTACATCAGGAACAATATCTTCCATTACTGATACTACAAAGATGTTGATTTCCAGCACAGCAACATCAGGCGGCTCAAATTATTTGACCGACACTAATCTATATCTTCCTCTTAATATGTTCGTCGGATATTATGTGAATATAGTAGGAGGAACAGGTTCAGGGCAAAGCAGGAAGATTGTTGGTAACACATCTGATACTTTTACTGTTGAGACGAATTGGGTTACTCCTCCTAATGCAACATCAACGTATCAGATATCCAAGTGGGGAACTAATTTGTGGGCAGGCAAGACAGTATATATATCATCAGGAACAGGCTCAGGTCAGACAGCAACGATAGCATCAAATAATAGTACAACATTGACGTTTTCCGCTCCTGTTTCCGTTGCACCAGATTCAACAAGTGAATACACTATAAATACTATTTCAATAACATTATCAGTACCTACTTCATCGGACCCACAGGTAACTGGAAGATGTATCTATAGGAAAAATTTGACGACTGGTGTGTTCTATCGGATAACTGCTTCTACTACAATAGATAATGTTGTTGCAACATATACAGATAACACTTCTGATGATGATTTAAGTACGGTTGAGGCTGAGTTTGATAATCAGGAAGCTCCTAAATCGTCGATATTCGAGGAATTTGAAGGTTGTATATATTATAGGGATGAGGAAAGTAAGACAGATTTCCTTGTTTCAAAACCTAATAAGGGTTGGAACGTTCCTTACACTTCCCGCCAGATACTTGACGGCAATATAACAGCCATGAGGCGTTGTTATAATGTGCTTGTTATCGGTACAGATAGAAGCATTTGGACAATCGATAAGGATGCAAATCTTAGAAGGGTCTCTTCTACTGTCGGGATACTTAATAACAGAAGCCTTGATGGGGAAACTTCGCTATATTTTGTCGCCAATAATTTTGCTGTCTATAGAATAGAGCCTACACAGCTTGTTCAGGACAATTTGACATTTGGAGAGCCTTTATCACGGCTGGTAGGCGAGTCTTTTGATGATGTATCAAAGGGACAATATAGCGAAATAAGCTTAAAAATGTTCGTTAAAGCTAATATAAGTAAGGTAGTTATATCTGTCCCGTCTGGTTTATCGACAAGTAACAAGCTTTATATTCTTAATGTCAAACAATCTCTGGCAAAAGGAAAGCCCGTCTGGCAGATTTGGGATAATATAAACGCTTCAACGCTTAATGTGTTCTATATTAATAACGAAGCAGAGCTTGTTTCTGGCGATTATAATGGTTTTTACTGGAAATTGCATAATAATTCAATGCGTGGAGATGGTGCTGAGATGAACGGGATATCTACTGGTTCAAATACAGATACCACGCTGAACGATACGACACAAATAAAGGATTCAGGGACAGCTACAAGTGGTACAGTGGATACTTTGACTGATTCTACTAAAATAAAAGATACTGGCACAGCTACTGGAGGAACTGCTTATTCAATAATTGATACTACAAAGAGCTGGACTCCTGATGAATTTGTAGGGCTTTATGTCAATATAATAGGCGGAACCGGAGCTGGGAAAACTACTCAGGTTATATCCAATACAGAGAATACTTTGAATTTCTTGATTGCAATAACTCCTCCTGATGTAACTACACAGTATGAAATAAGCGAATGGAGAACAAATAGATGGAATTTAAGACAGATTTATATAAAGAGCGGAACAGGTTCGGGACAATATGCTCTGGTGGCGTCCAATAATGGTGACACAATAACATTCGCAACACCTATGGCAATAGCACCTGACGCCACTAGTGTATATTCTCTCGGAGGATGGCCAATAAATGATTATAAGGGTATCAATGTTCTGATAACTAATGGCAAAGGGAAGGGCCAAAAGAGGACAATATTATCCAATGACGATTCTCAGCTCGTTTTAAGCTCTTCTTGGACTGAGATACCAGATGAAACATCGGAATACAGTATTGGCGGTTATACATCCAGATTCTTCTCAAACTGGAAGAAGGTTTCAGAGTCTTACGATGTTCTTAAACAGCTTTGGTATATGTGGTGCAATGCAAATTCGACAGGAGATTATCTGATTAAGATGATACTCCAGTTTGATTTTGACACAAGTTTAATAAATCAGGTCGAAACCCTTATAAACCTTAAATCAGAGAACACAATCTGGGGTTCGTTCATATGGGGTGAGGCTATTTGGGGTTCTAGGTCGGTGTTCTTAGACAGGTTCAGGCTGAACAATAAGTTCCGTTCTGTAAGGATAGGCTTCGAACATTCTGTAGCAGGACAGCCTTTCCAGATAAATAATTACGGCATGAGCGTGCAGAGGAAGGGATTGTTCTGGAAGAATTACTTAACATGAGGAGCTTATGGGAATATATAAAATAGGATTTTGTCCAGTTTGCGGAGAGCAGATACAGATACAGGATTGCATGGGAAGATGGACTGGTATAAGACCCAATTTCAGACAGGTCGATATGGTTTGGCCGGACGGTCATAGATGCCGTTCTATTATATGCAATAAATGCGTTAAATCTGTAACTCCAAAAGAATTGTATGACATAGTAATAGCTCCAAATTCAGAGGCAAGCAACAGACAGACTTTGGATACGCTTGAGAAGCGTGGAGAGCCTTCAAGATTAGCGGAGGTAAAGAATGGCAATTAAGACAATTACATTATTGGACGGAACAACAGCTTATGCTCATGATGTAGAAGATTTGGTCAATCCGCTATACACTGACATTGACGATTCTAACATCAAGCTTGGTGCCAATATTCAGGTTAAAAAGCTTGAGCCATCCACTAATGCCGGAGATATTCTTATAGGAAACGCAAGCAAAGTTCCTACTTGGACTAAATTAAGCGGCAATGCTTCTATAGGCGGTGATGGAACATTAACTATAACTAGCGGTAATTCAACATCGTTCACTATAACTGATGACCCTGCTATAAATAATGCTTCTTATTATCCTGTATTCGTGAAGGGAAGCTCTGGTGAGCAAACTCCATATATATGTTCAAGCAAATTAGTGTTCAATGAAAAGAATGGTGCATATTCAGATGCATCAACATTAGCTGTTGATAGATTTATAGGCAACCTAACGGGGAATGTTACTGGAAATCTTACTGGTAATGCAGATACTGCCACAAGAGCATCTAATCTCGCAGATGGAACATATTCATATGGTTCAGGTTCAATAATAGTAGATGCCAGAAATTGTTCTGGTAATGCAGCTACTGTTACAAACGGTGTTTATACTAGTGGCTCTTATGCAAACCCTACGTGGATAACTTCTCTAGCAGGCAGTAAGATTTCTGGTGCAGTTACAGATGCTACCAATGCTACTTACGCATCATTTGCTGATGACCTTAGTGACCCGCCAACAGCTGACAACCAACTTAACAAGCAAGCTCTAGTAAAAGGATGGATTAATCTATTTATATCAGCAGCTGGTGCCGTGACAATACGAGATAGCTATAATGTAAGTACCGCAACCAGAGTTGGTTCTACAGATGAATTTGAAGTCGTATGGGATAGGCGATTTGCTAGTGCTAATTATGTTACAGTAGGAAGCGTAGCTACTGGAGTAACTGGAAAATCAGATGACGAATATGTAGTATTCTCTTATAAAAGTGCAACTACTATAAGATACCATATAAATGATTCAGATGGAGATACAAGTCACTGGAATAATAGATACGTTAATATAATAGCAGTAGGAACATTATCGTGAAATTAATACCATACCACCATACGTTTGCAGAGATGATAATGGATTGGCAGATGAATCCAAAGAACAGGAGGTTCTTCAGGGACTTTGACAGGTTATTGACCCTTCAGGAGCTTGAAGAGCTACCGAGATACTTAGATGAAGTGTTCATGGTTGAGGAAAATGGAAAGATTATAGGAATGACATTCTGCAAGAACATGAGACACGGAGTATTTACTTTCGGAGTTCTTGTAGACCCTGAAGTTCAAAACAAGGGCAGGGGCACATGGATAGCAAAGGAGATTGAGAAGTATATATTTGAAGTCAGAAATGGTAGAAAGATAATGTTCATGGTAGCTAAAGACGCAAACCTTTGCAGGGTTAGTGAACAGGATTTAGGATATGCTTTGGTCGGGTCATTGAAACAGCATACTTATGTTAATGGTAAGTATGAAGATTTATTTATTTATGAAAAAGTGAGGTGATTATGGGTGGAGTATTAGATGCAGTCGGTGGTTTATTTGGTGCAGATTCAGGCCCTAGCGGTGCCGTAGGTTATACTTCTCCTTACACTAGGGGATATGAGGACAGTTCAAGACAGGGCATATATGAGCGTCTTGGGGCAAGGAGAAAGCTCAAGCGAGGTGCTAAACCAGACCAGTATGGCAATTATTCTGAAGACCAGTATGAGTATGACGTGTCTGGGACAACAAAGCCTATAGACCCTGCAGAGGCCGCTAAAAAATATCAGGGCATGGGTTATATGCAGAATGCTCTTAATAAAATGCAGAATAAGAGCCAGTACAATGAAGTTTACAATTCTACATACGACCCAAGGAAGAATGCTTATACAGCGACAACATATAACTTCCAAGCTACACCTGAGAGAGTTTATAATGAAGCCATAAGGGCAGGTTCCAAGGATATTTTAAGGGCTAATCAAGGTAATCTTGCAAAACTTCAGGAAGCAGTAGGAGTTAGAAGACCAGGCCTTCTTCTTAAAGCAGGACAACAGGCAAATAGAGATATTGGAGAACAGCTTGCGTCACTTTCAACATCGTTAAGAGAACAGGCGGCCAAAGAGAAAGCTGATTTGGCTACGAAACAGCAGATGGAACAGGCGGCAGAGAATTTAATAGCTAAACAGTTTGGTGAAGGTCAGGAACAATTCAAGGCTGGTGAAGGATATAAGGGTTATCTTAGCCGTGCTGAAAGAGAGAAACTAGCCGCTGATGAAGCTTTCCGCAGAGATACAGGATACGGAGATATGGCCAGAGCCTATCTGACAGGAGAGATGGGTGCAACCGAGGCAGAGAGAGCATATAGAGATAAGGCTCTAGAATATCTTATGAATATGTGGAGAGACGCCGCTGGAATAACAAGTTCTTCTGAGCAGGCAGGGCAGTCGGCTAGAGATAAGGCAAAACAAAGAAGCACAGATATGTTTGGTTCAATTATGGGTGCCGCAGGAAGTATTTTCGGTAAGTAAAAGGAGATAATATGCCACTATTTGATTTACTTTCAAAACCACCTGAAACTAAAAAGGGTTATCTATCAAAGCTGATTGATAAAGAACTTTCTATCAGCAAAGACCTGTCTCCTGATGAGGCTAGACCAATAAGCTCCAATATTTCAAAGCCTTCGTCAAGTCAAGATACTGAAAATTATAATCAAGACATATCATCATCGAACGACAATAAAAAGTCTTGGTTATCAAATGCTTGGGATAAGGTTAAAGATTCTTTTGGAACAAAAGTAGAGGTGAATAAGGATAAAGAAGGAAATTTAACCGAAGTGCCAAAAATAAAAGAGGGAATTGGGCATAAGATTTTGAGATATGCTTTACCTGCGTTAATGAGTTTTAGTGCTGGTCAGGGAATAGCACCTGGTCTTTTTTCTGGTATGCTTGGCAGTTATGGAATGAAAAAGGGTTATAAAGAGGATGTTACTGATTTTAATAAAGAAATGTTAAGTAAACAAGCAAAAAAAGCAGAGCTTGCCAGAAAATTAGCAGAAGACCAAAGAGAAGCAGAACAGTTCAACATAACAACAGCTCTTAAGAAGAGAGGTCAGGATATATATGCAAGCAAAGGTAAAGAGCCTGCAATAACTATTACAGAAAAAACAGCTTTCGCTCAAATTTCTCCTAAATTAAAGGAAAAGTTAAAGACAGCGTCGCTTGAAGAACTTGCAGACGCAATGACAAGTTCAGACCCACAAGCGGCGGCGGCGGCTTCTTATCTATACAAAATAAAGACTAAGAACACTAAGAAGATTGATTGGTATCCAGAAGACTTATAATAAAAATAACTATAAAGATGAAAAAGCCAAAGGATAAATGGGCATTGCTTAATGAGGACAGGAGCGGTTCTCAGCCAAAGGATAAATGGGCATTGCTTAATGAAGATAGAAGCGAACCTGAAGAATCCAGTATTATAGACAAGGCCAAGGAATATTTATCTGGGTTAGGAACATCTATAGCTGAATCCGACCCAATACAGGATATTGCAAGAAAATCAAAGCTAGTTCAGGAAGCTTCTAAACGAGGTAGTATAGCCCCAATATCTCCAGAACAGAGATATGGTTCAATTTCAGATGGCAGTCCTTCATTAAAAGGTGAGATGGAATATCTTAATCGTTCGCAAGAAGTAAAGCCTAAATGGTATCAATATCCACTTACTGAACCTGTTTCTAAGTTGCCAAATATTCATCCTGTAATAGGCGTTGCTAAAGCAATTGAACAAACCCAGAAGATACCAAAGACAGATAGTAAGTTTCTGGAAGGGCTGGCTGGTATTGCTGAAGCTGGAGGAGGTTTTGCTAAAGGTATGACCACTCCAGAAATGATTGCTCCGATAGTAGGAGCTATGATTCCTGGACCACAGCAACCGTTCGTTGCGGCTTCTTTAGCTGCTTATTTCGCTCCGCATATAGTTCACGGAGGGATTGAGGCAGGAAAGGAATATGTAGAAGGCTCAAAAGAAGGGGATACTAGAAAGACTATAAGAGGTCTTGCCAATCTAATAGGTAGTGGATTGATTGGTAAAGGATTATTAAAACACGGAAAGGGGATTGAAGATGCCGCTATACAAAGGGAGCTCGAAAGAAGTAATAAGCCGGAATATCCGCCGCCTGATTCAGGAAGGCCGTCCGCAGAAGCAGGCGGTGGCAATCGCCCTGTCGAAGGCGGGGAAGGCAAAAGGCCTGTATGGAAGGATAAAGAAGAGCTAGAAAGGCTTAATAAAGCTTTTGACGAAAGAATGAATCCTAAGCCTAAATCTGAGCCAGTCGAGGATAAAGGCATAACCTTATATGACGATAAAGGCGAACCGGTCCTCGTCAAAGACGGGAAGATGTATAAGGAGTTCAAACCACAAGAGCCTACGATTGAGACTCCTATCGTTCCTACTCCTAGAGTTGACGTTCCTGCTCCAAAAGTTGAACCTGTTATCGAAGCCCCTAAAGCAGAACTGCCTACACCATTAGTAAAAGAGGTCATTCCTCCTCCGCAGAAAGCTCGTCAAAATGTCGGTGGCATAAGAACTACAGGAGCTTTTACTCAACCTGAACCTTACGAAGGTCCCGTCGGTTGGTTGGGCAAAAAGGGCGGTCCTAATATATCTGTTAAGCTTGACAAGAATGCCAAATACAGAAGGCTGACCAAGCCTAAAGGATTATTGGGAGATATTTATAAAGAAATAGAAGCCAAAGCCAAAGAAGCCATAGAAGAGCTTGATAAAAAGAAAAAGGAAGAAGAAAGACTAAGAAAAATAAGAGAACTTGACGAGCAGAGACTATCTACGTTCAGAGAACCGAAGGTGGTAAATCCTAATCCAATTCTATATGATTATTTCGAACGGCCGATAGTAAAAGAAGCACCTGCGGAATCGGCAATAACTGAACAAGTAAAAACTAAACCTATAATTAAAGAGCGTCCGGTTGAATATAGCGAAACGCCAAATTTGAAAGGCGAGCTTGCCAAAGAGAAACTAATTAAGATGCCTTCTGAACTTAGCAAAACAGAAATAGAAGATTTAATAACGTTCAGAATGACTGGCAATAAGACAAAACTAATATATGACTCTATCGGCAAACTTGTAGAAAAGGCGGCTGAAACTTCTAATAGATTCTTAGATTTATTCGGAGGAGCTGGGACATATACACATTATTTAGCAAAGACTGGTAAACTGCCTAAAGGCAGTAAGATGAACGAAATAGACCCGTTAAGGACGATTGCACACAATCAAGTAAAGACCAATGCAAAATCTGTAATTTCTGAATTAAACAGATATAAAAATATAATTCTTGATTTCTTAAAAGATATTCCTGACAGAGTAATTTTTTCGCAAGTCCACAAAGATGCCTTAGATAAGGTAAGCAATTATCTATATTCAGAACTTGAAAAAGAGATTGTCCCTAATCAAAATATTGCACAGTTACATCAAAATGGGCTTCCGATAGAATTCAATAACAATGCTAAGGTTGCCGCCCTGTATCATATAATTCAGGAAAATACTTTTGGGAATATACCTTTTAACGCTGATGTAGGCCCTAAAGGTCTGATAAGAAAAGGAGTTAATAAACTTATTACATCAGTTTCTGGCATAGCTAAAATCAGATATAATACATTTGATAAAATCATATCTAGAATAAACGATGCTTCTGGAAGGCTTAAAGATGTAGATTTAACAAGAGGAGATGGATGGAAAGGACTTGATAACGCCGTTAAAAATGACTTTACTGCACTGGATACATCTTATCTTAACAAAGAGAAAAAGACCACTAATTATAATGCTTTCACATCTGAAGATGCTAATATTGATGTATATGTTGATAAGCTTAAAAAACATGTCTTGCCAGCACACGCAAGAGGTGTTAAGATGCTTATAACTAATGAATACAATCCGTTCTTGGCTGATTTTTTAAGAAGGAACGGTTTTGATGTAAGTATAGCTCCTAGGGCTAAAGGACAGGCAAAGGAGGTTTCTTATGAAATCATTGCTAAAAACTTCGACTCAGAAACCGGACTATTCAAAGATTTTAGAGCCGAAAATTACTCCGGAAGAGATGCTGGACCTGCTGTTTATGCCGATAGGTCATCTGGGTTTGGACTGGGACGAAGCAAAGATGTTGGTGCGGCTTCCGCCGAAGGATTGGCCACAGGAGCTATACGAGAAGGTAGCTCCGGCGTTCGAGGAACTGCAGGAATAAAAGGAACTCCCACTAAAGAAGCGATTGAAAAGTCTCCTGTAGATGTCAAGATAAACTCTAAAGAAACGCCTTACACGATAGTTGATAGAAACGGAGTTCCATTAAAATCTGTCGAGACTGCAGACCAGATAGTGTCTGCGATAGAAGGGACTGCACCAGCTCCTAAAATTGGCTCCACGTTGCTCAAATCGAGGCCGAACGACCTGAAGGCTACCATAGACCCAGACTTCGACGGAGAGCCTCTAACAATCGAAACTAGGCCGCTTAAAGACGGGAGAACTATTATATACGATTCCACGACTCGTGTTAGGACTAACATTGTCGGGGATAGTCCTAGAGAGGCGATGGATAAGGCGAAGATAATATTCAAGAACAACAGATTCGAAGAGACTTACACTCCAAGAACTGCCCAGAGAGTAGAGTTGAAGGCAATCGAAGAAGGCTTGACCAAAGGCTTCGAAGATATGCCTGTTAAGGATAAGGTTCATATCGCTGACCAAGCGGAATTGGCTTATAAACTGATAAAGAACGACTGGGAATTCGCACGAAGGATTATCAACGGACAGGAGAAAACTCCCGGTAGATTAAGACCAGAGTCTTTGTGGTTAGCTATGGATACCATAGCCAGACAGTCGAAAGATTTAGATTTAATGAAAGAACTGGCGAAGAGTCCCATAGTAACAGAGACTATTTCAGAAGCTGGAAAAACCTTATCGATGATACAGAATATAGACAAGGATTCTCCTACTTATAAACTGATGGAAATATCAAAAGCCAGAGAAGAGATAGTTAAGCAGAGATATGGTAAAGATATAAAACAAGCGGAAGCTAAGATAGAAGCAGAGATTGATAAATTTGTGAAACGCCGTTCTCCTAGCAAGGGAGACTGGCTTAATTTCGTAGAATCGATAAAATGCAAGTGAGGTATAAATGGCTTGGTGCTTAATTCCAGAATATGCCGATAAGTTAAAAGAAGATATAATTAAGGGACGTATCACTCCAGATAAGTTAGTAGAGATGGGTTCTGATGGAAGAAGGAAGTTCTTTGAGGAAAGGTTCGGTTTAGAGAACGCCAAAGAGATGAACGCTTCTCTGGAGGCTAAACTGCTTCACAAGAACATCATCAAGGGAGTAGAAGACTGGGCTAAGAATTTGATGGGCTTAAGCGAGTCTCATAGAAAGGATATATTCCGTACGATAGAAAAGAATCGAGACCTTTTGACACAGGATTATGACGCATTCAAAAGAGACCTTGTGTCCAAAAGATTAGGTAGAGATATATCTCACGAAGAAGCCCAAAAGATAGTGGAATTCTCCGACAGATTGAAAGAATTGGAGTCTAAGATACCAGAGAGTTCTCCTATTAGAAGCAAAGAGAGGATGGAATATGGGATGCATAAGGCTATATACGAATCCTATCTATCTGAATTAAAGTATCCCAAATTCAAGATGAAGAATCTCCTGAAGCCTGAATTCTATTATGATAAGGCGATGGAGTACATATCGCATCCTATGAGATTGGTAAGTGATTTGACAGGGATATCAAAATCAATCTTATCTTCTTGGGATAACTCGTTCTTCGGGAGGCAGGGTAGAATAACATTATCAAGAGCTCCTGATATTTGGGTCAAGAATTTTCTTAAATCGTGGGGAGATATAGGAAGGACTCTGTTTCATATAGGCAAGAGCAGTAATTTTGACCCGATGCTTGCTATTAAAGCAGATATCTATTCCCGTCCAAACGCTTTGAACGGACGCTATAAGAAGGCAAAGCTGGACATAGGAATATCAGGGGAAGAAGCTTTTCCAACACAGACTCAGGATGCCATACCTGTTCTAGGAAGGTTGTTCAAAGCTTCTGAAGTAGCGTTCAACGGAGCGGCCCTTAGGATAAGGGCTGACCTAGCAGACAGAATATTCAAGAACGCAGAGAAGAATGGAGTTGACCTTAACAATAGGCACGAACTTGAAAGTATAGGAGAGCTTGTAAACTCGATGACCGGAAGAGGAGATATCGGAGGACTTGCTCAATATGGAAATACTATAAATGCGACGTTATTTTCAATCAGATATTTGAAGTCATTAATCGATGTTATCAATCCTTATAAATATCTAAGCAGTAGATACAGCAAACAAGTAAGGATTGAAAGGGCAAAGAATCTAATTGGATTAGTTGGAAGTATGGGCGGTATTATGGTAATGTCCGAACTGTTGAATCCGGGGTCTGTTCAGCTAGACCCAAGAGATAAATATCGTTTTGGAAAGATTAAAATAGGAAAAGGTTATCACGACATATCTGGAGGGATTGCACCTATCGTATCAATATTAACGCAAATCATACCTACCAAACATAACGGTAAATGGGGTCTATGGAAAGTAAATCAAAAAGGCCATTACATAAATATGTGGGACAATAAATATGGACAACAGACAGCTTTGGATGTAGTAGAAGCATTCATGGAAAATAAAGCCGCTCCTGTTGCCGCCGCAATCAGAGATTATCTCAGAGGCAAAATGATGACTGGCGAGAAGGTTACTGCCAAAGGAATGCTCAAACAAGGTTTGACACCGATACCTGTTCAGAATATAAAGCAAATTACAGATTTGAATGAAAGCGATTTCGAGAAGATTTTAAGCATAGCATTAGAAGAACTTGGAATGGGAGTAACAACGCCATATAAAAAAAGGAGATAAAATATGGACAAGGTAACATTGACAATCAGACAGACTGATGACGGTAAATATATCGTCAGCAAGAGCTGGACTGTAAAGAAAGGGGACACGGTAGACTATAAGACAAAAGAATTCGTTCTAGAGTCACTTCCAGAAGAATTTGATAAGATGTTCAATGTTGTGGAAGACAAGAAACCCATGAAAGATAAGGACGACGAACGCATAAAGAAAGTAGCTGAAGAGCTTACTGGGAAGCCTCCTGCTCCTAAATATGTTGACATGGGCGAAGAAGAAGAGGAAGAGGAGGAAGAGTATGAGCCAAAGAAAAAGGGACTATTCGGAAGAAGATTTGGGTTCGGTAACAAAGGAAGAGCTTGATAACGAACGTCGCATTTGGGAAAGAGACGGGATTGTTCTTAGCGACAGAACCCTTAAAAATATTATTATTGAGCGAAGAGAATACGATATCTGGGTTGGGATAGGACAGAAAGTGAGCGAGGTGGGAGATTGAACTTACTTACTTTACAACAGATATTCACATTGAACATAGCCAAGCTTATTATCTGGGCCTATGCCCACGGATATAAGATAACTCTTGGCGAAGGATATGATGACGACGGCGTCGGTCATTCTAAAAATTCTCTCCATTATTCAAGACTTGCACAAGACATAAATCTTTTTAAAGACGGGGTTTATCTAAAGGACACCGAGGCTTACAGACCTTTAGGTGAGTACTGGAAAAGTCTTTCTGATGCAGGATATGAATGTTGTTGGGGCGGGGATTTTAAGAATAAAGATGGCAATCATTTTTCGATTGCTTATCAGGGAAGGAAATAGCCTGTGGCAAAGGTAGCCAACACCTTGAGGGGGCAAAAACGCAGAGCGTCGCCACATCGCTCTGCGAAATTAAGGAGAAAAAGTATGGATAAAATAATAGAGAAACTGTTCCAATATCTTGCCATTTATTTCGACAAGATACCGCTTCTGAGCAAAATCAAAGGGTTCAGGACAATATTGGGGTTTGCCGGACTTGCAGTAGTGACTGGTCTTAAATCATATGATATTGGCGACCCTGAAATTCTTAACGCCATAGAAGCCGGATTTATAATATTTACAGGACTTGCATTGAACTCCAAAGGCAGATGATATTCGAATTTATAACATTATTCACAATTTTATTGCTGTTTTCTCTCGTGCTTCTTTATTTTAAGGGCAGAAGCGATGAGAAGGCTAACGAGCTACTTCGTTCTGCAGAAAAACTTGCAGAAAAGGCCCTGAAGGTCGAACAGGAAGCGAGGCGGACTTATGAAAAAGTTGAGTCTGTTGGCCCCGACACTTCTGTTGCTGACGGCAATAAGTTGCTATCGGGCGGGGGTTTATAGCTATCCAAGACCTAACATTGTAGAACGCAAAGTTGATGTTAAATGTTGCCTTGTGCAAACATCAGCGTTTGTGTTCTCGTTCGTGGATGAAGACACTGCAAGACAAACATATCCTCCAGATAAAAGATTTTATTACATGGACGGAAATTCATGGGGAAACCTACTGAAAGTATCTGCTGAAAGAGAAGGCCGAATAAAAGAATACGAAGAAATGGTTAAGTGAATTTGCGGTAAGTGGCTTTGTCTTCCAGCATTGATTGAACTATAATCTTGCAATCTTCTTTGTCTAGAACCGGAGAACGGCTTATCCATCTTATAGGCCATTGATATCTATGTGCCCAGTAAATTGCTGTTCTTGGGCTTATATCAAGACCTAAGTTTCTAAATTCCTGTAATATGCGTTTCCACCCCCATAGAAGCATATTTAGTCCTCCAGTTCTTTTATTTCTTTTAATGTGTAAGTCATTTAGAACCTCCTAGCCAATGTTGTTTAACTGCTTCTATATCTGTTTCTCTATTTAGGGTTGACCATTCGTGCTTAAAATCTTCACATATCTTCTCGATAACTTCGGTGCGGATGAAGTCGATTAACATATCTCTCACTTTTATTTCTTTTCCGTTCTCCCTATATACCAGCTCTGCAGTTGTGCCATAGTCCCTAAAGTCTATATTCATCGGCGGTCTAGGCCTGAACCATTCTTCTATCTGTTTTTGCCAGCTAGGTTCTTCCGCAGGTTCGACTTCGATATAGTCCGAACCTTCGGGCTTGTGCTTGATTGCTTTCAGAACATCGGTTATTTTTATCTTCATATCCCATCCTTCTTGAACCTCCACAGCAGAGAAGGCTCCAGCTTCACGCAGTTGAACTTCTTGACCCACTCCTCACGGCAGAACAGGTCGCCCTTAATCGTCCGGCATCTGGTCTCCCAGCCTTCCCATTTTGCACAGAGCTTCGGCCCGTCGTCAAAGAACAGGCCGCCTATTGCGTCTATGATTTTTCCTATCATATTCACCTCTGTTGTTATACACTATGATTTTAGCCCTACAGAGACATGGTTTATTTAAATCCCATAATGCCTCTGCTTCCCTTTTATTAGTTGCCTTAACTATATCCTGACTCCCGCAATAAGAACATTTCACACTGTAATACATAAAGCTCCTTTATTTAATAAAAGCTTTTAGCAGATTTAAATCGGCCAGAGATATTTTGACATCGCCTAAATTGTCCAATGATATCGGTTCGAATTCTATATCAACATCTTCCTCTAGAATATCGTTTATGTCCTTCGTAAAATCGGTCATATTCTCTTCCTTAACTTTCCAGTTCCCTTCGTTAATCTCTCCGTATTTATTCAAAAGCTCTTTTCTTTTATCGTCGAACACCTTTAATTCGTCTGATATTTTATTGCCAAGACGCATTAACTGGTACGAAACCTTGATATTGATTGGCAATGACGCTATCTTTTTAAGACCCTCGTTTGCGTTCAATATATCTACTACTTTTACCTTCATATTCGTCTCCTTTCGTGTTTAAAAATCGTTTTGATTAGATTGTCCAGTTTCCACTTCTGACTTTCGCTAAGCTCAATGTTATCCTCGGTCTGTTTCTTTATATTCTTAAGGAAATTTATCTCCCATCTTGCCACTTCTGGCGGACGGTATTTATTTATCATTTCCAAACATATGGATATCTTTTCAAGAACATCAGGATATTTGACCATTGTTATCATAATTCACCTATATTGATTACGACACGGCAATCCGTGTCTTTGTGGCGAACTACCGTCAGCTTATCTATTTTGTTGTCGTTTTTTATAACCCCACATTTCTGCAGATTATCAAGTATGGTCTTCGGAAAGCTGTCTATATCCTGCCTGAAACTATCTGTGAAAACCTCAATGTGAACTTCGAGTCTTGAATTCTCTCCTAGATTTTTCTTTGCGTGTTTGGGAATCTGTAATGCGAAAATCTTTTCATACTCTAGGACACTTTCCGACGATATGACTCTAGGGATTTTTTTCTCTTTGTTCCAGCACCAGACTATTCGTCTGTTAGAACTCTTCGCCGGAACTTTGCCCTTTATTATGAGTACTGTGTTCATATAAATACTTAAGCCTCTGTTTTTGTTGCTTACTTATTAGGCCAAGCTCAAGACTCGGCTTCTTATGAACTCCGCTGTTGCCAGTATGATGCTCTGGGCATAGAGAACAGGCCAGCGTATCATTGCCACGCCTAGTGTTTTTAGAAGACCACAGATGATGCGGATGGTTAGGATAATCAGGGGTCCCTACTCTGCCGCATATCAGACATTCTTGGTATCGTAGCCATTTGATGAATTTCGGGTCTTTAATCTTATTCATTTTGTTATGATTAAAAGCTCACAAATCGTGTTATTCATATTGTCCTCTACTGTCTGCTCCAGTCTTTATTCCTGCTACTAAGAATGCTTCTGCATGTTTCCCATAACCTCATCTTGGAATCTCTTTCGACCCTAGCTCTGTTCATTTCTCTCCTAGCCTGTTGATATCCATTAAGCCAGTCAAGATAATCGCTGGAAGCATAGGCAAGTCTTTCCTTTTCAGCCATTGTTTTGACATTAAACTTATCCATTAGCACCATCAGGAACGGCTTCTTGGCATCTTCCAATATTTCGTATTTTTCTTTGGCATCTATGTATGCCTTGTCAGATTCGTAGCATTCATGAGACAGCTGATACAATATTTGCTCCAATTCGAATGGAGTCGTTTGCTCTAGGTTTATCATAGTTATTGATTTACAGCCTTTTTTATGTACCTATAAAATCCAAGTTTCTTATCTATGTCTTCTGAGCATAACTTCCCATGAGCTCCTCCGTCATAGGCAATAATCTCTGCGGCTTCTATAGCTGAAAAATTCTGTCTCCTATCAATCATGTTAAGTGTCATAACTAACATACACGCTTCGAACATCTCTCTATCCTCTGGATTGGCATAAATAAGACTTGTGTCTTCTATGATTTTCAATCCATATCTTATCACGGATTTATCATACTGGCTTAATCCAGTATTTGCTACGTCGGCCATAGCGTTAGTGCTTAGGATGATAAGCAATAACAATATTTTAATCATATTTGCTCCTTACTTTAACATGCTGTATCTAACTAAATCCTCGATTGGTATCAAAATCATGTCGCTGGCATCATCATCACCTCCTTTGACCACGCTACCTAGTCTATAAAAACCCCTTGCTATGTCTTTAAGCACATCTGTCTTGATTGTTATTATCACATTGTCTGTGATAATAAAACAATACCAGTCGGCTTTAGTTACAGCTATACCGCTGGGCTTACCACGATATCTAAACTCGACAGCTACATTGCCAGTATCTTTTGTCTTTCTGTCTCTCTTGCATTCTATCTTGCCCTTGTCTTTGAACAGAGACTCGATTAGTTTTTCGCCGAATTCTCCAAACTTAAGGTCAAGGTCAAAATTTGGGTTGTATCCGTTCATGCTATTTGTTTGACTTCCCTGTTAAATAGCTTGTCCATAACTTTCTTATCCACCAGCTCTACTCTTTTCTCGATATCCATGTCGTTCCATATCCCGAGAAACTTTTTCTCTATAAACGGGTCTCCCTGCTGGCTGTTGCCAATGACATTTATCCCTCCCATAAGCTGAACCGCTTTCCTTTCCTTCTCGCTCATCCCTTCGTATGGATAAGCATGGACACCCTTTCTGCGGACGTTATCTATCAATCTCTCCCAAGCTCTTTGTCCTGATAAAGGCTTATCCTGAGACAATTCCGCTATAATCTCAAACACGCTAGGCGGGAATGGAGAAGGTTTCTTTGCCATAAGCGACCTTACTGCGTTCTTTGCCGTGTCCGCAGTTATATCCGGAAGCTCTGGTGCCCAAGTTGCCGCTACGGCAGGGTCTGGCTTCCATTGCGGGAAGACCCCACACATCCACAACACAAACTTTCCCATATCTGTCTTGTTCATTGTCCCTCCAGTCCGGCTACTGCGTTCTTATACCTAGCCATCCATTCAGGTTCCTGCTCGAAATTAAGTCTAGGGATTGCCTTCACGAAGCTAGGTATATTGCAGTTGCCTTTGAATTTATTTCCGTTCGACAGGAAAACCCCCGCCAGACGCTCAAGCTCCGCCAAGTCTATGCCGCCGTCCACTAAAGGCTTCATGCACTTGCAATCTCTTCCCCAGACGATGGGATATTTTTTACCGACGGCGGCAAAATAAACCTTGGCAAACACCTGAACTGCGTCTTTAACGGATGAATTCTTTAAAATCTTGTCATTAGTGACGTCGTTTTTCGACAATAAATTAACTTTAGTTAATTTATTCTTATATGCTTCTGCTTCTGCTTCTGCTTCTGCTTGGGTCGACATTGTCGACACCTGTCGACAGTCGACACTTTGTCGACAATTGTCTTCTAATCCTTTGATTTTTGAACGCTTTTTTTCTACCCATTTTCTCTGATATTCTCTTCTTTCCTCTCTTGCTCTTATCTTCCTATATTCAGAAAAGTTAACAATTCTGTATAGATACTGCCCTTCTTTGACTATTCTGCGTCCGCTGTCGACAGTCGACCGAGAATATGGGTCTGGGGATTCCAAGAATCTGATGGCCGCTTCTACCCTTTCCTTGCTCATCCCTATCAGGACGGATATCAGGGCGGGGTTAAGCTCGACATATCCGGTATTATTTTTGTCGTGAGGCTTAGCGTTTGCCAGAGCATAAGCCCAGACGGCAAATACGTCCGCTCCTGCTCCCATCATGGAACCAGTGAAAGTGCTTTCAAAGATTTTTCCGTACATAAGTACCCTAAAAATAAGACCTGACCCTGTGGGGGACGGATGAAAGGGCCGTCACGCTTGGCCAAAGCGTCAAGGTCAGGTCAAGGCCGTTTAAAAATCGCATTAAACGCACAATTTTGCCATTTAACGGGTCAATGACCCATTGCACGGCTACCACCCCCAGTTTTTTATTTTCGTGCGTCATTTTGGCGTATATTCGCTTTAAACGCTAGTTCAGTTTTGCTCTGGCGATAAGATATCTCTTGGCCGCCATAATCATGGCTTCCCTGTAGAACTTTAGTTCGTCCTCTAATTCTGCCAGCTTCAATGTGTAGCTTCTTGGAATTCTTTTTGATTCGGCAAGATTTATGACCTCGGTTTTGCCGTTTATTCTTTTGAATACTTGTATTAGATGCATATTCCCCCCTTAGAATTTGTTAGTAGTTGCAAGGATTTTGTTTATTCCTTCCAGAATTTTGTCCAGCTTTGCGTTAATTATATCCTCCTTCTTTGGCAGGTGGAATTCGTAATAGGTTTTGCCGTTATATTCTCTGGTAGTCACTGTTCCTTCTATTTCGCTTCCCTCTTTTATTTTATTTGTTTCGCTATTAGCAAAACCCAAGTCATACCATCGTTCTCCGTCATGTACGGACACCTTGTCCTTATTTCCAAACTTGGTGCTGACGTTTTTAATATATATCTTCTTGACCTTAAGTTTCATTCCTTCCCTCCGTGTTCTGCAACAATAAGTTGCGGTTTGAAATTTTCGTCGAACCTGACTTCGTGTTCCGGCCAGCATAACTTGACCGCAGGACAATAACTGCATTGCCATACCAGCTTTCCGTTCACTGGATTATATTCCCTTTCTGGGATATCCTTAGACAGAGCATTTAGGAATCTTTGTTCGATTTCCTTCCATCTAGACTCTTTGTATTCGTAGACTACTTCTGCAAGATGCGATGTATCCTTGCAGTAGAACAGGAATAGAGTCTTGTGGATTCCGGTTCCGTGCATATAGGATGTCGCTTGGCATTCGTAAGAATATCCAATGTGGCCTTTTAGTGCACGTTTATACCCTAGAGCATTGATTGATTTTATCTCTAGGATATATTCGGTTCCATCGACCACAACACGACCATCGATGTGGCCGATTATTTCCGTATCGCCTACCTTGACCCTGACTTCTTCTTGGTCAGCTGGAAGGATTAGGTTAGGGATGATATCCCTTATGAGAGACTTGATTTCGCTCTCGATTGTGTCGCCAAGTCGGAACACCAGTCTTGCTCTGGCGGAGACCGGAATCATCTTGTCCGGCATATTCAGTTGATACCAGATTGCTCTCTGGCATTTTCCTGAATTAGAAAGCCGGACTGGGTTTTTCCAGTCCCTTTCGGTCTCTCGTAACGAGAGACCTTCTATTATTCTATTGGTTATCATCGAAACCCCTTTCTCTAGCCCATTGGTCTCGGTGATAATCCTCAAGGGCCAGTTCAAGAAAATCAGGCCACGAAATAAATCTCGTGGCCTTCAATTCGCATTCGTCGTCTACAGTGACGACGACGCCATCTTTCGAGAACTCGGACCAGACGAATACTAAATTGTCTGGGTCTTTCTCGTCCGGCAAGGTCCATAGAGTTTTGACCTTACCGAACTCTACAGCGGTCGAGCTATGAGTTCCTTTCATGTTCCCCTCCATTAGTTAAGATGACTTGCCAGAGTCGGGATATCCTTCCTCCGGCGAGCCATCGCCATAGTGTCCTCATCGGGACGCCGTACTCTTCCGAAATCTGTTTGACCGATTTGGTCTTCCGTAGATTTCGGAAGAAGTTTCTTATTTTCTCTTCCATAAAAAATCTCCTGCCACATGGCAGAATAATTGTCAAGCCTTAATTGACTGGCACAGACGGCAGTAGTCATAATTGACCGCCGTCTCGACTCCGCATCCCTTGCAAGGATGCGTGGCGACAAATAAAGGCGACCGACAATGATATGTCGTCGCCTTCTGTTTCGCAACCCCAATGGCGACGGTAAGGTTCTCTGGCAACGGAGACGACCATTCTCCGTCTCGGAACTCCGTGACCCGCTCGGTCACGGCTTCTGTCCCGTCAACCGCCACGATGCGGTCGACGGCGATGTTGAAGTCCTCCCTGTGATGGGATGCCTTGATGACATGGCATCCCTTGACGACAGGTATCAGAGCATGCCTGTCGTTTGAGAGAGACCCTTTCCGCCGGATATATACCGGCGGGAGTCTCTCTCCCTGCGGGCCAGCGACGATGACCGCTGACCCTGTGTTGCTTGCACTACCTCCCTCTTCCCAGAGAGCTGGACGTCCGCTTTTTGTTGTTATCACTTCCATATTTCCTCCTTGTCCCACTTGGGGACTATTGCGCCACGACCCCATGTCGTGGCGTTTCGGATACCGCCGGATTAACTCCGGCGGTCACCGAAAACTACTTTATTGCGGCCGCTTCTCTGACCCAGCAAACGAACCTTCGCCCTCCGGTGTTTGTCGAGGCTTTGTAGTGCCTCGGTTCTCCGACCGGAGCAGGTCGGGTGACTGCCATCCTCCCGTCGAGCGACTCGATAGCGTAGCCTTCGAGCTCGCTGTAGGCCACACCTTCTACGTCTAGGATAGTGGCTATCAGCTCCTTGTTTTCAGTTATTTTAACTTTCATGTCCTCCTCCTTTTGTTTCGGTGGGGTTCATCCCCAACCTGAGGTCATCGTGCCACATGGCACGGAGAGAGTCAACTATTTATTTCGGGTCTATTTTTTAAGGCGAAAAGTCGAATAAAAGCAGGATTTTAGGGTACACAAAAACCCCAAAACCTGCCACGAGGCACAATTTTGGCTTTTACGGGGTTTGACCCCCTTATTGGGGTTATACCCCTATATGCCACGTAAAAGTCGAAATTTGGGCAACGTGGGCGGTTTTTAAAAAAGTCGGATTTTAAACTTCTCAAATAAGCCCTCCCTCTTAATTGTCTTTGACAATCGAGAGCAATTTTTTCGGCGAAAGTAAAAAACAAAGTTGAGCCTGTCAAACTAACTCTCTCTCTTTCTTTCTCTCTCTCTTATTTTTTTATTCGTTCGTGCAGAGCGAGCAGAAGCGAACGCAATATCTTCCGGCGGGGAAAGTGAAAAATAAAGTTAGTCCCTATCAACTAACCAAATCTCACACCACAAAAAGTATACTACACAAACTTTTAAAAAATGCACCACCTTGCAGTGACTTGCATTGATATGCGATGGTGATTTTTAAAATGATGTGGTAGGTAGGTTATAAGTGGTTTTATTGCAGTCGAGTGAAATGAAAACAACGACGCTATGAAGAAGAAAGATAGATTGTCGACAGAATTTGTCGACAAGAAGTCGACAGTCGACTCGTGGGAAGAATATGACCGATTGCAGGAGTATATTACTTCGGTCATTCCTGAGGCTATCAGGACGCTGGTGGATGCGATGCGGGAGCGTGATGAGGATGGGTATCCTACGCCGTCAGCTGTTAAGGCGGCCACCACGTTGCTCAACAAGCGGATACCGGATGTGACGAAGAGCGAGAATAAGGTGCAGGTGAATTTTGAACCTGTGACGTTCGAGTTCTCTAATGACTAAAATAGTTTTCAAGCGTCATCAGCGTGACTTCATAACTGCCGAAGAGCAATATGTGGGATTGTTTGGTGGCGTGGGGAACGGGAAGACTTTTGCGGCGTGTGCGAAGTGTCTTGAGCTACTTACCAAGTATCCTGACAACTTGGGTCTAATAGGCAGATTGACCTATCCAGAGCTTCGGGATTCGACGAAGGAAGTTTTCTATAGCGTTATGAAGATGATGTATCCTCCTGACGCATACACAGAGAACAAAGCTGAGAACTCGATAACGTTCTGGAATCATTCGATGGTCATATTCCGTCACCTAGACAATATGCAAAGCCTGCTCGGGCCAAACTTGGGTTTCTTCTACATCGACCAAGCGGAGGAGATAGATGTCGAAGTCTTCGAGACGCTACAAGGTCGTCTCCGGCGGGTTCAGATACCAGTCCTTAAAGGCTTAATCACAGGTAACCCAAGAGGCCACGACTGGGTCTACGACAAGTTCGGGATGAACGAAGGATGGAACAACGAGAGACATTGTGAGAACTGGAAGCATGGCGATTACAGGATGATAACCGCTCCTACGCATGCTAATCGTGAGAACCTTCCTGCTAACTATATCCAGCAACTGCGTGACTCGTATTCTGACGACTGGTTCAGCAGATATGTACTTGGTTCTTGGGACGGGTTCGCTGACCAGATATTCGATATCAGCAAAATCCGTGGCTACGACACGTTACCGCCCATGGTCATGGTGCTGACAGCTTGTGACCCTGCGATAAGCAAGGACAAGGACGCTTGCAACACTGCGTTCGTGACTCTTGGTATCGGCAACGACGGGTTCATCTATGACCTAGAGACCATCGCAGGGCACTGGGATTTCATGGAGCAACTGAAGCTGGCAGGAAAGGTAGTCAATCGTCATCGTAGCAACTACTTCGGTGTGGAGGACGTGGCGTATCAGAAAGCGTTATCGGAAGCCTTGAGACACGTCAACCCAGACCTGAACGTTGTTGACCTGAAAGCTGATAAGGACAAAATCAGGAGAGCGAAGTCTGTATCGCATATAATCAAGCAGGGAAAGTTCAGAACTAATAACAGGGATTTACTATCGGAGATGATAGCGTTCGAACCTGACGCAAAGGGGAAGGCTAGGAAGGACCGCGTAGACGCTTTGGTCCACGCTCTTCATATGGTTCAGATGTTCGCTCCGGTGGTAGATAAGGCCGTTGAGGATATAAAACCGCACATGGTGGCTAAGAATTCACATGACCTATGGTTCAGATTGACCAGAGAGCAGGAAATGAAGGAACTACGTGGCGAACTGGAGGATGAAGTCTTCAGTGAGTTAAATTACATACAGCAAAGCGATTTCTACTAAGGAGGACAAATGGGAAACATAACGGTATCGAGCCTGTCTTGGGAGAGTGCAGGCTCACAAAAGAAGGCGATAGGCAAGCTGACCTTCTCTGCTTCGTACGCAACAGGCGGAGACTATCTCACGATAAGTCAGCTTGGTCTGTCGGTATTGAAAGACCTGACGATTAACGACAGTTCAGGTTATGCGTTCGACCTAGTGAACAGCACGCCTACGACTACAGCTAGGATAAAGGTGTTCAACGGTACTGGCGGTTCGATTGGTGCGGCTTCAGCTGGTACGCCATCAGGAACTAATGCTTCATCAGCTGTAAGCATCACAGTAGGTAACGGCACGGTGGTTAATGCAATCGGGTTCGACGGTTCCGGCAATCTGGTATGCACCGGAGGAGGGACAATCACCGGCACAGCGGCTGGACAGACGTTCACAGGAGCCGCTCTTGCCAATCATACGCACACGCTGACAGGTGGAGCGAGTGCGGAAGTGACCAATGGCACTGATTTAAGTGCTTTGGTTGTGGATTTTGTGGCTTACGGTTACTAACAAACAAAGGAGATAGAATATGGCATTCACAATAAGCGATGCAAAGAAGATTTCGTTAGGTGGATTTACCCCAGGGTTAGCTTTGGTGTACGGTACGGGGACAGCGGAGTCGGTAACGAGCGGAGTGGTTCCTGGTTCGACCTATGGTGTCCGCAAGATACTGCTTGTCGGTAAGCCGAACCTGATATCCGGCACTGGAGTTACGACTGCTGTAAAGTCGTACGATGCCACTACCTATGATAGCGATATCATAACCTACACCTGCTCAAGTGGTGATGTGTTCCAGTGGTGGTTCATCGGCGAGGACAACGGAGAAGTGTGATGTTCAAATGCTCGAAGTGTGAGGTTCTCGAGAAAGAGGTTGCCTTCCTTCGTGATACCAATGCGAAGCTGGTCGACCGCATCATAGCCCTGTCAAATATGCAGGTCTACGGTGCGGTCACCGCTTCCGTTGATGGCGGGAAGGATTATTTCGGAGGTGGAGACGACGAGGTCATCACCTACGACGAATACGGTCAGCGGATGATAACTAAAAGTTAGGAGGCTCTTACGAAGGAGCTATACGACGACAATGAGGTCATAGTTAACGGCTTTGTTGAAGAGTTTCTGGCCGAGGAGCAGAAGTTCAAGCAGACTTGGGCTAAGCAGGCCAAGAGGAACATAGCCTTTTTGAACGGTGACCAGCGTGTTGATACAGCTACTGGTGCGGCTCCGATAATGGTCAACAGCCAGCCTGCAAATTATATGCACGACAGCAGGCAGAATGTTTATCAGACGAACGAGATAGAGCCTATTGTCAGAACGCTTGTTGCGTACATGTGCCGTTCTAGACCTGCCGTGGAATGTTTTCCTTCTAACTGGGATGACGAGCAACAGAGGAACGTTGCCAAGCTTGCCGAGATGGTTCATGAAGCCAAGTACGACATAGATAATGAATACGATAATTCTAGGTTGTCTGCATACTGGGCTTTGACCATAGGCACTGTTTACGCAAAGGATTTCTGGAACCCACTTAAAGGAAGGAATGGCAACAACGACACAGCCATACTGACTCCGTTCAGTGTTTCGATAGACAATTCTGTAACGGATTTTGACAAGCAGCCTCTCATTGTCGAATCTTATTTTGTCGACAAGGACTGGGCTATCGATATGTATAATCGGGATGAAGCTGGTTATACAGGCAAGATAAACGAGATTAGCGATTCCGCAGGAAACGTCTCAACGCTTCAGACGCTCGAAGAGATAAAATATTCGTTGCCGTTCATAGGATATCAGTTCGCAGGAAGCCTTAAGAACAAAGTTCTGATACAGGAGATTTACATCCCGCCAGCCAAAGGATGGAACAAGGGAAGGTATATAATCAACTGCAACGGAAAGACAGTTTATTCATCGCTTAAAGAATTGGGTTCTCCGTATTATATGCCTCTTGAGGATGAGATGTGGCATCCTTACACGCAGTTCGTTCTTGAGCCTTATCTTGGCAGGGCATTAGGCAAGTCGATTGTCGAGCAATTGATGCCGTTGCAGATAAGATTGAACGAGATAAACGGAGCGATATTGGAGAACGCCAATACGCTAGCCAAGCCTAACATAATGGCCGCAGTAAATCAGCTTAAGAAAGGTGTTCTTAACGGCAAGGGTTCGAATGTTTATACATATCAAGTAGTTCCAGGAGCAAGAGAGCCTTTTGTTTTTGCAGGTGTTCCGTTGCCGTCTCAGTTCTTCGAAGAGAAGAAGATGCTCATAGACGCAATGGTGAGGGAGGCTGGAACTAATTTTGTTATGTCAGGAACTCCACCTACCGGAGTCACGGCGGCTTCTGCCATACAGACGTTGCTTGAGAACGCATCAAGCCAGCAGTCAGACCTGATGATATCGTGGGAGAAGTATCACGAGAAGAGATTCACTAAAAAGCTTAGGGTTATACACAAGTTCATGACCGAACCTGACGACAGGCTTACAGGATACATAAGGATGCTAAATAGAAACCTTCTTGAAAAGCAGATAAAGGACTTTGTCGGTCAGGTAGATTTGACCGACGGAATAGTTTTGAAGATACAATGCGGCTCGATGATACCAAAATCAGAGCTAGCCAAGAGGGATATGTATAAAAATCTGGCCAAGGAAGGTTTGTTAGGGCCAATCACCGAACCTTCTCCGCAGGGTGCAAGATTGAGAGCACAGATGCTTGAGAGGCTTGGCGAGAAGCCTTTTGAAACAGAGGAGAGCGTAGAACTTAAGAAGGCAAAATGGGAGAATGACAGGATAATGCAGGGACTGCCCGTTGAGGTATCGGAATATGACATTGCAGCGATACACCTGCCATGCCACATTGGCGAACTTCAATCTCCTGTGTTCCTTGAAAAGGCTTCTGATGAGCAGAAAATAGCTTTTGATGACCATATAAAACAGCATAAAGAAAAGATGGCGGCTCAGGCTCCGGCACCGCCGCAAGGTATGCCGCCTGAAGGAGCGATGCCGCCTCCTCCGCAGGGGAGTGGCCCTGCATAAACGGTTCGCCTCGTTACCGGCGTAAAAGGAGAAACGTATGGAAGAAGTACAAGGCGTAATTGACGGTTCGCCACCGTCGGAAGGCGTAATTGATGGGTCGCCGCCATCAGAAGGCGTAAGTTCCGAGTCGCCGCCGGAGGGAGAAGCACCCGCCCAAGAAAGTGGTGCGGAGGTTTTGCCGTTCGGAAAGCATCCTCGTTGGATAAAGATGAACGAGGCTAACAAGGCTTTGAAGGCACAGCTTCAGGAAGCTATGGATAAGCTGAAGGAAGCTGAAGGAGCGGCCGCAACAGCAAGATGGCTTAAAGAGGACCCTAAAGGGTTTCTAGCCTATTTGAAAAGTCAGATAGGCGAAGATAATCCTGAAGAAGAGAACGACCCGTATGCGGCGTTCGAGACAGAGGTTGCGGAAAGGTTCAGGAGGTATGACAAAGCTCTTGAAGAGGTAGAACGACAAAAGAAGATGATGGAGGAGAGGTCGAAGCAGTTAGAGGAGCAGAAGATAGCAGAGAACAGAGCAGAGCTTGATATGGAGTTTGACAAGCTCGCAATGGATGCAGGCTTTGTCGATGAAAAAGGCAAAGCTGACGATGAATTCATGGAATTCTTTGCAGGTTCAGTTCTTGCTAGGCTCCATGCGATTGCTAAAGACCCCAGAATGCCGACGAAAGCTGAATTGAAAACAGCTTTTAATTCATGCGTTAACGGCCTCAAGAAAGGTGGTAAGGTTTTCAAGCCTTCCACAATAACGCCTCCGCCGTCTGGTTCTAACATTGGAAAGGTTCCGAGTGGTAAAACAAAGATGACTGAGGAAGACAGGATAAACGATATCCTCAGACAATTAGGATAATATGACAGGAACAACAACAGTCACTTTAGATGCGATTTTTAAGAGGAACTATAACGAAGGTTCTGACGTTCTAATCGAGCAACAGAACCTGAACGCTCCGTTCTGGAGCAAAATCAAGGTTTCTTCAATGAAACCTTCAGCACAGGGAGTTTTCAGTCCTGTGATTATGTCGGGCAACGAAGAAGGCGGTGCCATAACCGAACACGAAGGCTTCCCAGAGCCGACATCGATGAACCCGAAACAGCCTAGTGTTTATGCGAAGCTTGTTGTGTGGCCGTTTCAGGTATCAGGTCAGGTAATCCGTCTCTCGGAGAACGACAAGGTAGCTTTCGCAAAGGGTCTTGACGCCACGCAGAAGGACAATTCTGCCCGTATGTATTCGGACGTCAACCGCCAGTCGCTTGGCAACGGTATTGGTTACATAACCCTTGCTAACGGTTCGGGGTCAGGCTCCACTTCGCTTGTAGTGGACAACTCGCTTCCGTTCAGAAGGGGAATGAAAATCGATGCATACGCCACGCTTGGCGGTGCAAAGGAAATAGACGGAATAGAGATAACTGCCGTCAACTATGCAACTCACACGCTGACCCTAGCTTCCGCACAGACTTGGAGCGATAACGCTCTCATCTGCAAGAAGAACAAGCTTGCAGGCGTTACAAGCTATGCAGATGCGAAGGAAATGATGGGTTGGCAGGGCATTTGCGACACAACGACCTATTCTTCGACCTTTGAAGGATTGTCTGTGTCTGCGAACCCTGAGTGGGTAGGCAACGTTATCGACGCTTCGAACTCTCCGGTTTCGCAGGATTTCCTGCAACAGTCCTACAACAGGACTGCTATAATAGGTGGTGTCAAGCCTGATACGCTGATGTCGAACTATGGTCAGGCTAGGATATTCCTGAACACCGAGCTTCAGAAGACCCGTTACGAGCCAGGAACTGTTGAGGGTGGTAATGTGGTGCTGAAGTGGGGTACGATGGAATGGATAGTCGACCATACATATCCGATTGGCGAGGTCGGAATGATGTCGATGAAGCACATAGAGAAGTTCCAGA